AATACCTACGGGGTTTGCAAAGATTGATGAAGCAACTGCTGGTTTGCAAGGCGGACAACTTATTACAATTATTGCACCTCCAAAGACTGGTAAGTCACAGATTGCTTTGAAGATGGCTATTAACGTTCATCAACTTGGTAAAGTTCCGATGTTTCAATCTTTTGAAATGAACAATCATGAGCAACAACAACGTCACGATGCAATGCGTGCACACATTTCTCACGGTCGTTTGCGTCGTGGAAAGTTGTTACCAGCAGAAGAAAGCCGTTACATTGATGAACTTAACAAGATGGAAAACGAAGAATCTTTCCACCTTGTAGATGCGGTTAATGGAATTACAGTCTCCGCACTTGCTGCAAAGATTGCACAGACTAATCCAGACATCGTATTTGTTGACGGCGTGTACCTCATGCTAGATGAAGTAAGTGGTGAGATGAATACTCCACAGGCTATTACTAACGTGACTCGTGCACTTAAAAGACTTGCTCAAAAAATTAACAAACCAATTATTATTACTACTCAGACATTGCTGTGGAAAATGCGTGCAGGTAAAGTAACCGCAGACTCTATTGGTTACTCATCATCATTTTTCCAAGACTCCGACGTAATTCTTGGACTAGAGCCCGTAGAAGAAGACGAGGACATTCGTCTATTAAAGATTGTTGCAAGTCGTTCTTGTGGACCTAGCGAGACAGCGTTGACATGGCGTTGGGATACTGGGTGTTTCCACGATGAAGATGAGATGTTGAAGTGCAAGTATTGTTCTGACTGGCAAAAACAATGATCGATATTGAAAGAGTACTTCTTTCCTTAGACCTTCAACTTTACGCACAACGAGGTTCCGAAGTTAATGGCTTGTGCCCTATGCACAAAAAACGCACAGGAAAAGAAGATAATCATCCGTCGTGGTGGATCAACTCTGATACTGGTGCACATATTTGTTTTTCGTGTGGTTACAAAGGAAATGTTTACACACTTGTATCTGATGTCAAAGGGATTGACTATCACGAGGCTCGTGAATATGTAAACGACAAAGAAGATATGCCAATTGATTCGTTAATGAAACGCATCAAAGAATTGCCACAGTATGTGCAGGCAGAACCTGATGCAATTCCAATGTCAGAGGCTAGACTCTCTGTTTACACAGAGCCACCAGATGTTGAATTAAAGAAAAGATTCCTTATACGAGGAGCAGTTAAAGTTCACGGTGTTCTGTGGGATATAAAAAACGAAGCGTGGATTCTTCCAATCAGAGATCCAGATGATGGAGTTCTTTGGGGATGGCAAGAGAAGGGTGCCCGTGGTCGTTTCTTTAAGAATCAACCAGCAGGCGTAAGAAAATCTAAAACAGTTTTTGGTGTACAGATAATGAGTTCAAACCACGACTTAATTATTGTGGAGTCCCCACTAGATGCAGTTCGTCTCACAGGACTAGGTCACAACGCAATCTCAACCTTTGGTGCAATTATTAGCGAAGATCAAGCAAAGATTATGCGAAGAGCAAGAAGAGTAATTGCTGCAATGGATAATGATAAGGCTGGACATACAGCCAACGAACAGATGCGTGGATTCTCTCGCAAGTACGGCATGGAACTTTCTTACTTCAACTACACAGGCATTGATGTTAAAGATGTTGGAGACATGACTGAGACAGAAATTGAACGAGGATTTCAAACTGCACGCACTTCAATACTAGGTAAGGCTGCATATCTATGATGGATCTACGAGATAAAGAATCGCCCCTACATGTGTGTATATGTGGTTCCACATTATGGAACGTTAAGTGTATGTTTGAAGAGGGAGAAATTTCCTTGTACATGCTAGACATGGAGTGTGCGTTATGTGGGTCACTAGCCACGGCGCCAACACCTATTGACCTTTAAAGGAATTTTGAAACCATATCAACCTGAGGCAGTAGCCAAGATGGTTGACCGTAAGCAGATGCTTGTAGCGTATGAGATGGGTCTAGGTAAGACGTGCATGACTATTGCCGCTATCGAACAGTTAAAGGACAACGGTGTAATTACAAAACCTGTATTGGTTATTGCCTTATCAAGTCTAAAGTATCAATGGGAGAAAGAGATACAGAAGTTTTCAGATGCTGGAACGTCAGTCATTGATGGCTCTAAGACCACTCGTGCAGTTCGTTGGAGTAGGGACCTAGAGTGGGAAGAACACACGGACTACATTATTTGCAACTACGAAACAGTAGTAAATGATTGGGACCTTATTAAAGATTATGAATGGGGCGCTGTAATATGTGACGAAGCAACCGCTATCAAAGGGTTTAGGTCTAAGAGATCAAAGGCAGTAAAAAAATTATCTGCCAACGTACCTATACGGTTTGCATTGACGGGAACACCTATTGAAAATGGTCGCCCCGAAGAGGTCTACAGCATCATGCAGTTTGTAGACCCAAAGTTACTTGGTCGCTTTGATTTATTTGATCAGACTTTCATTGTTCGTAATCACTTTGGTGGAGTACAACGCTATAGAAACCTCCCAATCTTTCATGAGAAGATGAAAAGTGCATCAGTTCGTAAAGTTCAAACAGATCCAGATGTTGCACCGTATCTTCCAGACACAATTCATCGTGACCCTATTCAAATTAACCTTGATAAGAAGACTTCATACCTATACAACTACATTGCTGATGAGTTGAGTAACGAACTTTTTGAAGCACAACAACTACTTGGTCCAGGTTTTTCATTGATGGCTCACTATGGTCATGAAAGTAAACCAGGGAGTCCAGCAGACATGATGCGTGGATCTATCATGTCCAAAATTACAGCCCTTCGTATGCTCTGTGATCATCCAGAGTTACTTCATGACAGCGCAGAAAAGTTTTCTAAACAAGATGGAGCAGGTAGCGCCTACTGCTATAGCCTAAAGGATCGAGACTTACTCACTGGAATCGTTAAACAACCTAAATTAGACATATTAAAAGATTATGTCTTAGATCATTTAGATACTGACCCAGAGGCAAAGGTAGTTATATTTACGTCGTGGGTTGGTATGCTCCACAGAATTCAAGACATTGTTGGCGGAACTACGTACACAGGGAATATGAATGCTAAAGAAAAAGAAGCAAGTAAAGAATTATTTCTTACAGACCCTAATTGCCGTGTCTTTACTTCTAGTGATGCTGGTGGTTACGGTGTTGATCTCCCTATCGCCAATCTTCTTATAAACTACGACCTTCCCTGGTCAGCGGGATTAGCAGTACAAAGAAATGGGCGCATTAAAAGAGCGTCAAGTCGATGGCCTAGTATTATTATTCAAGATTTGATTGTTGGAAACTCCATAGAGGAACGACAACATGAGATGCTCCAACAAAAAAATGCAGTAGCAGATGCCGTTATGGATGGGACAGGTATAAACTCCAAAGGCGGAATTGACCTAACCGTAGGATCTTTGATAGGGTTCCTACAGAAACAGAGACCTTGAGGGGGTTAACATGGCAAGAGTAGTACCAGTTGAAAAAGATGAGACCAATGAGTTTGAAGCACAGGCTCGTCAATACATATTCGTAAAGAAACAAGTAGAGTTCTTTGAATCAGAACTAAAAAAACTTCGTGAAAATATTTTTGAGCACGCAGATGCTAACGGAGAAGTAGATAGCAACGGCAATATCTTTATTGAACTGTCACAAGAAATTGAAGGCGTTCGTAGTCTTTACAAGCAGCGCCGTGTTACACGTAAGATTGATGAAGGTGTAGCAGATCAAATGATTTCCGACAAGGGAATGGAAGAAGAACTCTACAAAACTATTCGTGTCGTAGATGAAGATGCGTTGATGGCTGCTTTGTACGAAGGTAAGTTAACTGAAGAAGAGATTGATGAGATGTACCCACAGAAAGTTGTATGGGCTCTCGTTATGAATAAGAAGTAATCATGGCTGGTTTACGTGGAGACGATGAGATTGAGGCAGCATTTGCTGACCTTGAGTATGTCCCTGGCTCTAAACAAAAGAGACGTGAACCAGATCCAAAAGTTTCTCGCCGTAAAGTTGGTGAGAGTAATGGTTGGGATGCAAACCCAATCATTAAAACATTAGGTGGAAAAGAAACAGAGGTGTTCACAATCGGTGCAGTAGCACTGGCATTGGAAAAGACCATTGTTACTGTTCGCCTATGGGAACGCAAGGGCTATATTCCACGTGCCCCGTATCGACTTCGGTCTAAGACCCTTGGAGGGAAGAAGACTGGTGGAAATCGGGTGTATACCCGTGCACTTATTGAATCTGCAATTGATGAATTCAATCGCAGAGGATTGCTAGGTTCTGCTCGTGTCGAGTGGAACCAACACGAAGACTTGACAGATGCTCTAGTAAAGCGCTGGAAAGAAATCATATCCAACGAGAGCCAGTAGTAATTAAACCTGTACAGAGATACAGAATTATTCCGAGCCTCATTACCTAAAGAAAGAAACAAATGCCAATTACGCAACCAACAGATACAAGCGTTTACGTTGAGGATGAGCAATCATTCCTTGATGTAGATAGCGAAGATGCAACACCAAAGGTCGGCACCACAGTTCAACAGGGCTGGGATGCATTCGACACACTCGTTAAGTCAGAGACAACAGATTTTCCAACTGACTTCCGATTCTCCGAAGAACCACAACTTGTAAAGTTCCTCGAAGATCACCCATTCGCTTCATACGAACAACACTGGATTGAACGCCCAAAGGGCAAGAAATCTTTTGTTTGCATTGGTGAATCATGCCCATTATGCGATGTGCTTGGTGACAAGCCTCGTGGCAAATTCGCATTCAATGTCCTTGTCCTTAGCGGAGAAACACAAGGCGTTCAAATCTTGACTGCACCGCCATCACTGGCACGTCAGATCAAGAAGGCTCATGAAGATGAGCGCAAAGGACCTCTTAACAAAGAGTTCTGGGAAATTTCTCGACTAGGTACAGGCCCAACAACGCAGTACACCCTTAACTTCGTTCGTGGTCGTGACCTAGCAGAGGAATGGAAGATGAGCAACGATGCTGTTCAAGAGTTAGTAGCAGCCGCTGTTCCGTTTACAGCAGAAGTTATTCGAGAGACCCCTCGCTCCGAAATGCTAGAGGTTGCTCGCTCTGTAGCGTAGTTGCACTTCCAAGAGGTGGGGTCTGTTCTATTGCAGGCCCCACTTCATTAAACTTTTGAGGGGATTAAAATGAATATTATTACAACAAAAGAACAATTAAAAGACCTTGTTGAATTTTACTCCAAGGTAGATGCGTTTGCATTTGACGTTGAAACAGTTGGAGAAAATAGAATCCAACCCGTTGTCAATGACGTTATGTGGATTTCATTAGCAACAGAAGATCGCACAGACGTAATACCTATGGGACACCCTAACGGAGAGTTTCTTCATTGGAATAAAGAACTGTTACTTAGTGGACAGCGAAAACTTGATGCTGGTAAAGAAATTAAAGAAGCGGATTACTCTAAGAATGAAGCACGATGGACTCCTGTATTTGGTGAGCCACCCGTGCAACTACTTCCTGGAGAAGTCTTTGCTGCACTCAAACCTTTATTCTTTAGTGACAAGTTAAAGATTGGTCATAATGTTAAATTTGACCTTAAGTCAATTGCCAAGTACTACCGTGGCGTAGTCCCCAAAAAGCCGCACTTTGACACAATGATGGCTGGTTTTGTTATTGATAACCGTAACCGCAACTCACTCAACCTTGCTGCCAGTGCGGAAAGAGAACTTGGAATTAAAGTTGAAAAAGGAATTGGTGCAATGGTTGAGGTTCATTCCTTTAGCGACGTAGCACATTACTCAGGGTTTGACTCAGAAGTTACTTGGAAACTTTACAAATCTTTAGCGCCTAAATTAGAGGGAGACCTTAAGCGTGTATGGATGCTAGAGATGGATGTTGTTGGAGCACTATGTGATATGGAACTTACTGGCGCTAACATTGATGTTGAAGAGTTAAAAAAATTAAAGAAGCGCCTTGAAATTGATATTGATCTTGCACGAGGTAAAGCGTATAAGTTAGCAGGCAGAGCCTTTAGTATGAATTCAGTAAAAGAGAAACAAGAACTACTATTCTCCCCTAAACCAGAAGGCCGTGGTATTAAACCTAATCTTCGA